TTAGGTATAGACCAAATTATGGGACTAATGAATAAAAAATAATGGCATTTAACCCCCTCGTAATACCAGCTACTGATTTTTACCCCAATATTGGGGTAGGGGTTAATCTTCCTTTTAATGCTCCTTCTTGTTTTTCTTCAAATTATACTAGTACTGAAGCAATTAAGAATAATTTAATTAATTTCTTTTTAACAGAACCCGGAGAAAGGTGTGATAATCCAAATTTTGGTGGTGGGTTGCATTCTTTTATATTTGAACAAATATCCCAAGATACTTTAGAGGGGATAGAATCTGATATATCTGCTAAAATTAAAAATGTATTTCCTTCTATTGTATTAGATAGAGTTATAGTATCTACAATACCCGATACTAATACAATTAAAGTAACTATCAAATATTCATTTAATAACCAGAATACTTCTGACCAAATCGAATTCTATTTTTCATAATGGCACAAGCAAGAGACATAAAATATTTGAATAAGGATTTTGCTGATTTTAGATCAGCGTTAATTAACTATTCTAAAACATACTTCCCAACAACATATACTGACTTCACTGAAGCTTCTCCTGGTATGATGTTTATGGAATTATCTGCTTATATTGGTGATGTATTATCATTCTACCAAGATAACCAATTTCAAGAAACTTTCACTCAGTATGCTAGAAGGTTTGAAGACCTATATGATTTAGCTTACGTTATGGGTTATAAACCTAGAGTAACGGGTGTTGCTTCTTCCCCCATTGATTTTTATCAAACAGTCCCTGTTATTACATCAGGTTTATATGAATATCAACCCGATTATAATTATGCCTTATTGGTAAATCCCAATACTCAAATTGGATCAATCCAAAATGCTAATATTAATTTTCTAACAGAAACCCCAGTTGATTTTACAGTTTCTAGTTCTCAAGATCCAACTGAAGCTACAGTATATGAGGTAGATGGTTCTAATAATCCAACATCTTATCTTTTAAAAAAGACTAGAAATGCCATCTCAGCAACAATTGTAACTACTACAATAGAAGCTGGGGCTTCACCTACGGAATTTTTTACAACTACTATTAATAATAACAACATAGTTAGTATTTTAGATATAGTAGATAGTGATGGTAATATTTGGTATGAAGTTCCTTATTTAGCTGAGGAAATGATTTATGACTCTATTAGAAATTCTAATCCTAATGCACCTAATAATTATTTAGATAAAGGTTTAGCCCCATATTTACTCCAATTAAAACAAGTCCAACGTAGATTCTCAACTCGTTTTGTTAATAGTGGTTCATTAGAAATTCAATTCGGCGCTGGTACTACACAAGATGTTGATGCCGAAATAACACCTAATAGTGATAATGTTGGTTTAGGTTTACCTTTTGAACAAGATAAACTTACTACAGCATATTCCCCTACTAATTTTATTTTCACCAATACTTATGGAATTGCTCCAACAGGAACTTTAACAGTAAGATATTTAACTGGTGGTGGGGTTAGTGCTAATGTGGCCGCTAATACATTAACTAATATTAAACAAATCTCAAAAACTTTTGTTAATTTTAGTCAAACAGATCCTGGAGGTTTATATCAAAACTCTTTTAATTCATTAATAGTTACTAACCCTAGAGCAGCATCTGGAGGTAGAGGTGGGGATAGTTTAGAAGAAATGAGACAAAATATTATCTCAAATTTTAATACTCAATATAGAACTGTCACCCCCGATGATTATACAGTAAGGGCTCTTTCAATGCCTTCAAAGTATGGGAAAATAGCTAAAGTATACACTGAAAAAGCAAAAGCAGCAGATAATACAGGTACTAATATTGACTTATATGTTTTAGCTTATGATTCTTCTAGTAGTTTAACAACAGCATCAACTACATTAAAACAAAATCTTAATACTTATTTATCCCAATTTAGAACAATCGGAGACTCAGTAGGTATTAAAGATGCCTTTGTAATTAATATTGGAATTGATTTTGAATTAATAATTTTACCTAACTATAATAGTAGTGATGTTTTAAGAAGGTGTATTTTAACCCTTCAAAGTTTCTTTAATATCCAAAACTGGCAAATTAATGAACCTATTATTATTAGAGATATTTCTATTCTTTTAGATAAAATTGATGGGGTTCAAACAGTAAAAAATATATATTTTTCTAATAAAACTGGAGGATCATATTCACAATTTTCTTATGATGTAGCCGGGTCTAATATAAATGGAGCTATTTATCCTTCTATTGATCCTATGATTTTTGAAGTAAAATATCCAAATAGTGATATAACAGGTAGAATTGTAAACATATAATTATGGGAATTTTAGACATATATAATAAAAAAATAGCATTTAATCCTGGAGGTACACAAGTCCAACCAGGAGTAGCTTCATTATCTGCCAGTCCTCCTTTAAATCCTTTAGCAACCCCAGGTCAACTTAATTCTTTTAAATATACAAATTTAGATTTAGAAAATCCTAACCCATTAGGGGGTCCTATTAATGTCCCTTATATGACTAAAGTTGGAGCTGATATAGTTTCATCTCCTACTACCCAACCCTACACCCCAAAAAGGACTTATACAGATGGTCTTAAAGACCCCGAACTAATAGCAAGAGCTATAGATCCCTATAAATAAAAAATAATGGCAGTATACAAATTATTCCCAGCAAAAGATACTTCTCTATATTCAATGTACCCAACAATGAATACAGGGATTGATCCTATCCTCCAAATTTCAAACCTGAACTTTGCTGTGGATAGTAGCCCTTCTGTAGCTAGATCTATTTTACAATTTGATACTAGTGAAATTACTAGTGTATTAGAAACTAAAGTTGGTGATAAAAGCTGGGATGCCCAATTAAGATGTTTTATAGCCACAGCACAGGGTATTGTTGAGGATTCAACACTGGAATTATTTCCTGTATATAACAGTTGGAACCAAGGTACAGGTACTTATTTAGATGAACCCATTACTACTGATGGAGCAGCTTGGAATTCACCACTATTTGGGGGTGGTAATGCTTGGGATATTGGTGGTTCTTCTTTAGGATATACTAGTTCTTATAACCCAACATATTCCCCTCAAGGAGGAGGTTCCTGGTATTTAAGTTCATCTGATGGTGTTACTCAATACCCAGTAACACAATCCTTCGATCCTAGAAGTGAAAAAGACTTAAATGTTTATATTACATCTATGGTTGATGATTGGTATAGTGGGTCTTTATCTAATAATGGTATAATTATTAAATGGGAAAACGCTGCTGAATTTAGTACTAATAAGCAAGTCCAACCTGTAATGCAATATTATAGTGTTGATACAAATACAATCTACCCACCAGAATTAGATATTAAATGGGATGATTCTGTTTGGAATACCGGTTCTTCAACTATTACACAATTATTCCAACCTAACGCTTTTATTGATTTAGCAGAAAACCCAGGTATATTCTATTCTGAAAGTATTAACAGATTTAGAATTAATTGTCGACCTAAATACCCAGCTCAAGTTTGGTCTACATCCTCACTTTACACTAAACAATATTACTTGCCTTCAGGTTCTGCCTGGTATGCTGTAAAAGATTTGGATACCAACGAATACGTTGTACCTTTCGATTCAAGATATACCAGAATAAGTGCTGATGTATCTTCTAGTTATTTTGATATTTATATGAATGGTTTACAACCTGAAAGATACTATCAAATTTTAATCCAAGTAGATAGTGAAGGAAGCACAACAGTATATAATGATAATTACTACTTTAAAGTAATTAATGGATGAAACAGCAGGTAAATTTATTCAAAAATAATTTTAGTAAAGAACAATACCCTAGAGTAATTAACACTGAATTTACTCAATTAGTATCTGTTTCTTCCTCACTAGCTGAGGTTCCTTTACCCACAGTAAATGAATTTTTCTCCTATTATGATCAATTATTTTATGATATTCCTGAACGTGGTGAAACTAATTCACACGAATATCTGATTAAAACTAGTACAGCTTATATTGGTTATAATGATATTAGTGCAGAAATAAAAGCCCTTCAAGCAGAAATTACTAGCTTAAGAGAACAATTACTAGAAGCAGTACAAGATAATACCGACCTTAGTCAAATAGCATGAACGAAGTTAGAGTAATACAAATTGATCCAACATCATTTTCATTAGAAGATTATTCTACTTCTGATGAGAATTTGATTTCCCAACAACAAGTTGATATAACATTTAGTCAACAAACAGATTATGTAGAGTATTTTATTTATAATCCTAATAATGGAGGATTAGTTTATCCTTTAAGTGGTAGTTCTGCTAATTTTAATGGATA